CCGAAATGGAAGCCGCCCGTGTTGCCCTTCTGCTTGACCGCGCCAATGCTTTCAGCCGAGATACCAAAATTCGGCTCAATGGCTCCGAGGTCGATCCAGTTCTCATTTTGCTTATCACGAATCAAAAGATGATTGAGTGTCGTATCAATGCGAAGCTGGTATGCCTCCGCATCGTCAACGGTCTGCCCCGCGCCCGCGTCCAGACGACGCAAACGATTAAGCAGGGCATAAATAATAGGCACTTCGCTTTTAAGTTTCTCAAATCCCACTACGATCCTGTCCGCTGTCGGCGTGATCTGCACCGGGTATTTAGGTTCCCACATGTTTCTACACCTCCGCAATATCCATAAAAATTGCATTCAGCACAAATCCGCCCATTGAGCCGCTTCCCTTTACATCAAGAAACTTTGAGCGGAACACATTCCTTGATTCTTTGATTACCGTCTGCGGCTTGAAAATCATGGAATCTTCTTCGTAAATCAATTCCTCGTTGTCGTAGATCAAATCCTCTGCCGCGAATACACCCTTCGAGCGCCCGGTTTCGGAAATCAATCCATTGTTTCCCCATATCGGCGCGTTGTTCCCGTATATCAGATCGTTCCCGCCGACGACAGGCAAATCCACTTTGACCGCGCCGACCGAAACCGTCCCGATATAGCTTTCCGCCGTCTTGACGACAATCGAGACTTGAAGCCGTTTCAAGAGATATTCGTTGTGGCTCATAAGCCGTTGTGCGCGGAACTTCCACGCCAGCGGCAGCCCGTCGTCGTAAAACGTCGAATCGTCTAAACGAGTGATACCGTTAGGCTTTACCACATATACCGTGTCACCTACGGAAATAACATCGACGACCGACGAATTAAACCTTCGCGTAAACCACGACTGACCCGCCATGTCGTACATGAGCACGCGCCCATTCTCCCCGATCACCCATACTTGGGATAGCGGGGGAACATACCGCATTAAAGCGTTATCCGGCAACTTCTGAATCTCGCTCGTGATAAGCGTCGCCGCGTTTGTCGGGTGAACGTCGCCGTATTGGTCTGTCGGCTGCAATACGGATACCTCGTTTTTCCCGAGGACAAACACAGCGTTTGCCACCGAGCAGAACGACCGCGCCCCGATACACTCGACATTCCTGCTGATCTCCGAAATCACCCAATCGGGATATTCCCCGGACAAGCGATAGACGCGGCGATTGTTCTTGATGATAATAACGTCGCTGGAAAGTGACGCCATGCCGAGAAAACTGCCGCCGTCCTTATAGCCTGCCTCGACGAACTTTGAAGAAGAATCGTCCCCGGATTCCTCCGTCCAATTCTCTTCGTCGCCGACCGCGCTATATCTCACCGCTGCGTCGTCGGTAATCACGACGCGCCCGGCGCGGATATAGACGCTCTTCGCGTTTGGAGAGGAATCAATCGTCTTCAGGGTGCTCCCGTTGTAATATTGGAGCTTTCCGCCGGACGCTATCAGAACGCCGTTCTCCCATGCCGTATAGCATGGGAAAAGGTCGCCCGTCAGCGTTCCGAGGCTTCCCCCGACTGTTCCGTCTGCCATTGTCGCAAGGTGAACTGTCTTATCGTTGAGCACGATCAGGAAGCGATTGTTTATGCTGTCATGAATGACCGCGAAAATACCTTCCTTATGGAGAACTTCGACCGTGCCGGAGACGGTCTTGAGCCGCCCCGTCGAATGGTCAATGTCCATGTTGACGACTTCCGCGAGCTGCGTTTCCGTAATGCCCTCAATCGCGGCAGCCGTATTCAATCCGCCGGAGAAATCCGAGCGGACGACGGTCTGCTGGTTTTGGTGCTTTACTCCGAGCCTCATCAGTAACCACCGCCTCTACGACGCCCACCGCCCCAATATCCATCGACAATCACGCCGACCGGCGGGGGAGCGAGCAGATCGCGGATTTGGTTGTAAATGCTCATCATGACTTGCGTCTCTTGGCTCTCGTCGTACTCGTTGCCGACTGCCAGCCGGAGAGCCGCATATTCCATGAGGAAATCATCGAAATCCGAAATCAGCGGGCTTACGTCGTCGATCGTGAGTTCTTCGATGTCGTTGATCGCGTCAACCGTGTACGCCGTTTCCACCATAGGCACAGGCCAAAAGTGAACTGTTTTCAGCCCCGTCCTGTAATACGCCGTCGGTGTTCCCTCTTTGTCGCCGTCGGGAATGTGGCGAAGATTGGTAGCGAGCAGCGTCTTTTCGCGGTAATTCGTCGTCACAATCGGCTCCGCGTAAATCAACTCCTGATTGTTGTATATCAGCTTTTGATTCTTATAAATGAGGTCGCTTTCGCCCTCCTGCGTCTCCGAGCTGATAACTTCGTCCCCGGCTGTCACGCGCACGATCTTCAAAGGCCGTTCCTTCAATGTCGTGGAGCTTTGCCCGGGCTGAAGAACGCCCTTCTCCGTCTCCATAAGAATTTCCGGTTGAATCTCTGCAATCGTCCGTCGGATAAACCGGACGCCATTATTGAGTACATCAATCAACTCTTCGTCGTCGTAATTTACGGCGTCGCTGTCGTGGAGCGTTGCGCGAATCCGTTTGAGAATTGTCTTGATGGGTAGCACTACTGAATCACCACCTATTAGCAAGAAAGGGCAGGGTTTCCCCTGCCCCTATATGCTGCTGCTTACGATTACGCATCGTCGGAACTCGAAGTGATTACGTTGATCACGCCGAAGTCCGTATCAGTGGTACCGTCGAACTTGAACTGCGAGCGCTTCAGGCCGAACATGCGACCGAAGGAAGTGCCCCACTTGTTCTTGTAATCGAAGGTATCTTCTGCCCATTCAGGCGGCTCGCCCTGTGCGAACACGGCAGCCTGCGCGCCCAAGAAGAGAGCGTGACCAACCTTCGCGCCGCTCTTGCCCGTCGTGGTGCGCGGAACACGGGTGCACTCATGGACAATAACTCCCTCATACATGCCGAGAGCGCCGGAGAAAATGGGGTTTTTCTCGCCGCGAATATTGGCGTAATGCTGCGCGTCGAGCCATTTCGGATCTTCACGGAGGTCGCGAGCTTGGAACGGATCGATGACCATGATATAAAGGTCGCGCCCGCCGTCGCGGAGAGGACGCATACGCTTGGTCTTGTCCTCGATTGCCTTGCGCTTGCAAATGCCGATCATGTCCGGCGTGAACTTGTCTGCCGGAGTGATGTCCGCCTCGGAAGTCTGACCGCCACCATAGACGACACGATCCGCCGTCGGAGGAAGCAGGTCGAAAGGGAACTGCGCGGGCGCCGAGAAGTTATCCGGCAGAATACCCGTCAGCACACCGAAGATAGCGTTGTCCACCCAATCGGCGAGCCATGCCGACAGGCTGTCTTTCGCGTCTTGCCTCATGTTAATCTGAGTCTTATGCTCTTCAAATTTGCCCTCCAGCCGGACAGCGTTACGAACACGGGAAATCCCCACGTCGAAGGAACGATAGACGAGCTGTTCCTCGTTACCTTCCATCCAGTTATCTTCGAGCACGCCCGGGCCTTTCAGCGCCATGAGCAGCGGAATATTGATACTGTCGCCGGGGCCTTTCGCAAGTTCCTCTTTGATATGGATACAATCCTGCGCGGAGCGACCCATGAACTTATTGAAGAAGGTCTCTTCAATACCGGCTTTCCATGTCGTCTTTGCCCAATATTTCATCACGAGGGCGTTATCAATCTTAGTGTCTGCCATTTTGAATCATTCCTTTCTTATCCCATTAGTAATTTCCTGTACGGCTCCGGGATTTCGTCGGGATCCATTTCTTCGAGCATTTTTGCCAGCGATTCATTGGTTACTCCCTCCGCCGGCGCTGAAGCGCTGCCGTCTACCTCCGAAGCTCTCGGAAGCGTCGGTTTTGCCGCACGCTTGGCAGGAGTGGAAGCCGCCGCTGGTTTCTGCTTCCCGCTACGAAATGCCGCTTTAGCCTCCGCAAAATACCGCTTGACCAACATAATGTCTTGCGGGGAGGCTGTCTGTCCTTCCACTCTGGCGTATGCCTCGCGAAGAACTGCCTGCTCTGCTTGCGGGCACTTATTGAAATAGTCCCCGACAGCAAAAGCCTGTACCTCTGCGAAATCCGGCTCTGCCGTTTCAGCTTTTACATACGCGTTGTAATCGTCGATCATGCTTTGGTGTTGCTTGATGTACGCCGCACGCTGCGCCTGCTGCTGCCGAACTGCCTCCGTGATCTCGCCGATAATCATCTGCCTTGCCATAGATTTTGCATTTTCAAGCATTTTCAGCTTGGGGCTTTCTTCGTCGCCGTACTCTTCGAGAGCCGTTGCGTCTTCAGCCGTCATGCCTGTCATTTGCAAAGCCTTCTGTCTGACGGCCTCGTCGATCTTCGCGCTGATCTCCGGCGTGAACTGCGGCGTAAACCCTCCCGCCTGTTGCGTCGGGTTCTGCTGTGTCGTCGGCGCCGGTGTCTGCGTCTGCCTCGGCTGTTCCGTCTGTTGCGGGGCTGCCGCTGGCTGGTCGCTGTTGAGATCGCCATACTTTGCTCGATAGGCTGCGAGCTGTTCCTCCATGCTGTTTACCTTGTCGACCTGCTCCTTGAAGCGCGGATAGGGTACGGTCGTATTCACGGGAGCGCCCTCGGACGGTTTGTTATCGCTGTTTTCCGATTCAGCGGGTGCGGGCGGTTCCATTTTTG